TATTAAAGGAGATATAGATGAAAGACTTTTTTGCTCGCATCATGACGAGTTTTTTTAAATGGACAGCAGATACTTTTTTTTTTTAATGTTATGGGCATCCTTCCCTAGTTCTTTAAACAGTATCGGCTGTTCCAGCTATGGTGGCTGGCATGATGCTACATCTCAAAAGTTTACGGTGTCTTCGACGGGGCTATGATCCTTACATAAATCAGATGCTCGAAGAAGCTAAGAATGAACGTATGCATCTTATGTTTTTCTTAGAGATTGCACAGCCCAACTGGTTCGAAAGATTTTTGATTACTGCAGCCCAGTTTATTTTTTGGCATTTTTACCTGTTGCTCTATATTTGCTCTTCCAAAACAGCGCATCGTATGGTAGCATACTTCGAACAAGAAGCCGTTAATAGTTATACGGAATACTTGGATCTTGTAGAAAGCGGTCAAGTAGAAGATACTATTTGTCCATATTCTGCCCGAATGTATTATGCGCTAGGACCAGATGCAACACTGTCAACAATGATTCGTTATGTCAGGGCTGATGAACAGCGACACGCTGATGCTAATATGAAACTATCTTTATAAACCACGAGGAGTCATGATCCTCTAGTGTGACCCGCACGATTGAAGTAAGATCATTTCTTACAGGGTCGCAGCTATGCGGAAATAGTCGTGATGGTAAGCGTTAAAATACACTTGTCGTTGTTGACTAGGTGGGGAGCGATCGTTAGTGATGTCGGCAGGCGTGGTACACTAACCAGCAGAAGTCCGGAGTGTTAGCCACTTACTTAATTTTAGGAGGCGTTATGCTAGAAACAAAAGAAGTTGAAGCAATTATTTCAGACCTAGTGTTTGTAAATATTTACTGTAGTTCTAATCCAGACTATGCTGCAGTTTTAAAAGGTCTTCAAGCTTTGAACTTGAGTTATGAACAAACCTATGATATATTGCAGAAAATTCGCCAAGGAGAATACTAATGTCAATAGATAACGCAAGCCCTGAAGATTGGGATACTATATTTAACAATCTTTCAATACGAAAAAAAGCAGACCCTGTAGACCGGCCCGACCACTACAACAAGGGTGCGGTTGAGGCTATCGAAGCAATCAAAGCATCTATGCCTGAGCATGAGTTTCGTGGTTACCTAAAAGGCAATGCGCTCAAGTATTTATGGCGTTACGATTACAAGGGTAAGCCCATTGAAGATCTTAGAAAATGTAAGTGGTATGTAGATCGTTTAATACAGGAAGTGAATTCATGAAGGTAGTTAACGGAGACTTTACTAAAAACAAACCAGAGGAGCTAACGCTTTTATCTAAGATTGAAAGGGCCACTGCAAAAATTACAGAAGAAGTTGGTAATAATGCACACGGTACTTTTATACTATTGACAGAAACAGACGGTGCAATTACAATGTCTTCAGATTTAGGAGCCGAAGACTTTAACTTTCTTTTAGATACAGTTAAACTCAATTCTCTTATTACGGCAACAATAGCTACGGAGTAAAAGGAGTGTATGAATACAATGAACTAACGCAAGATGAGTTAATAGAAGACGTTATCGCCCGTGCATTTGCAATGATGCTAGGCGTACACATGCCTTCCCCTGAGGCCTTGACATTGATGCAAACATGGATTAAGATGGGGGCTGTTGATCGAGGTGTTGATCTAACAGAAGAGTACATACTCAAACAAATACCAAACTTTATTGATTATCTATACAGGAGATAAATTATGGCAGTTGTAGAAGGAAAAGCGTACTGGTCGTTTGTTACCACACCAAACACTAAGTACACACCAGCGTATTCTGTAAACCTTGTAGTCAATGACGAGGTCGCTAACAGTTTTCGCAACCGTGGCTTTACCGTAAAAGATATGGAAGAAGGCCCAGCACTAATTATTAAGCGTAAGGTCGATGGTCCTCGTGGTATGGTTCGTGAGGCACCAAAGCTCTATGACAAGAGCAAGCGTGAAATCAACGTAACAGTTGGTAATGGTTCCCATGTCAAAGTGCAGTACAAAGAATGGGAAACACAATGGAATGGTCAAGACTTCCGTGGTTTAGATTTTCAAGCTATGCAAGTTTTAGATCTTGTAGAATATGATGCGCCTGATGGTGCAGAGTTTGATGTTGAAGAAGAGGAGGATGAAATTTAATGAGCGTCACTTATGTTCATGAAGGTACTGCATACAATGTAGAATCTTTAGCACCGGAGGGCCAAAAGGCCTTCCAGCTTTTAGTTACAGCAGAGCAGGATGTGCGAGGTCTTGAAGACCGTATGGTTATTGCACAAGCTGCGGCAGTTGCATTACACGCAAAAGTACAAGAGTTTCTAACTGAAGAAGCTATTGTCACAGAAGAGGAAACTAAAACAGACGAGGACTAATATGTCTTTTGTTCAAACCCATGTCCCCTGCACTGAGTGTGGGGGTTCTGACTCTGCAGCTATAAACGATGACGGCTCTGTCAAATGTTTTAGCTGCGGAGTTTTTCTTCCTAAACCTAAGCAGGAAAATAATGTGACTTCTATCACAAACTTTAAGAAGACACCCATGACTACAAATCAAGGAGAGTTTTATCCACTAACTGATAGAAATATTAGCCTACAAACCGCAAAGAAATACAGGGTTCGCTCTGTTAAAAACTCTACGGGTCAAATCGTAGAACATATTTATCCTTATTACTCTGACAACACAGAAGTCGGAGCAAAGATTAGAAAGCCTAACAAAGAATTTGCTTGGCGTGGTGACGCAAAAAGTGCTGGCCTTTTCGGTCAACAGCTCTTTCAGTCAGGCGGTAAGTATATAACTCTTGTTGAAGGTGAAATAGATGCTATGTCAGCTTATGAATTGATGGGGTCGCAATGGCCTGTTGTATCTATTCGTAATGGCGCACAGTCAGCAGATCGTGATGTGAAAGAAAACTTAGAATTTCTAGAATCCTTCGACAATATTATTATTTGTTTTGACAATGACAAGCATGGTCGTGAGGCTGCAAAGAAAGTCGCAAAGCTTTTGAGGCCGGGCAAAGCTAAAATTATGGAGCTTCCCGTAGACTACAAAGACGCTAACGATATGTTGCGAGCTTCACAGCACAAAAACTTTGTACACCACTGGTGGAACGCCAAACTCTACACACCTTCAGGCGTTCTTAATGTTTCAGAAAATGTTGACAACTACCTCAATCGCACACGCAAAGATTCTATTCCTTTTCCTTGGAAGGGTCTTAATGAAAAGCTCGAAGGCTTACGTGCTGGCGAGTTAGTTACTTTGACAGGCGGTACAGGTCTTGGTAAGTCTAGTGTTACAAGAGAACTAGAACACTGGCTGATACAAAAAACTAAAGATAATGTAGGCGTTATGGCCCTCGAAGAAAACTGGCAGCGTACAATCGACGGCATACTTTCTATTGAAGCTGATGCCCGATTGCACCTTGACAGCGTTCGTAATCTTTTTGATCAAGACGATCTTCGCCAGATACACCATCAAATGTTTGGCGGAGAAAACAAAGATCGTGTTTGGGTTTACGGACACCTTGGAATGAATGACCTCGAAAGTGTATTCAGTAAACTTCGGTACATGATCATAGGTTGTGATTGTAAGTGGATAGTTCTTGACCACCTACACATGCTAGTTCTTTTGTCCGATGACCCCGACGAGCGCAAGGCTATTGACATGATTATGCATAGACTCCGAACTCTTGTAGAAGAGACAGGCTGTGGAATGATTCTTGTTTCACACTTGCGAAGGACTCAAGGCGATCGTGGTCACGAAAATGGTATTGAGACAGCACTAAATCATTTACGTGGGTCTCAATCTATTGCACAGCTAAGCGATTGTGTGATAAGCTTAGAGCGCAATCAACAGTCCGATGATCCTATGGTTGCATGTACAACTAAAGTGCGTGTTTTAAAATCTAGATACACAGGAGATGTCGGTCTTGCAACACACTTGTTTTACGACAAAGAAAGCGGACGCTTATCCGAAGTAGATATAGATACTATGATTGATGAGCTTGGAGATGAAATATGACAGCTTATGTCTTTGACATAGAAGCAAACGGTTTGCAACCAACGGAAATATTTTGTTTGGTTGCAATGGACACTGAGACCGGAAAGACTTACGAGTACGGTCCCGATCAAATTGATAAGGGAGTTCAACTTTTACAAAACGCAGACAAACTAATCGGCCATAATATTTTAGGGTATGATATACCTGTGATAAAAAACTTAAAGGGTGTCGATCTTGATGACGGTAGTATTAAGATTGTAGATCCTCTTGTTCTTTCTCGCTTGTTCAATCCAACACGAGAAGGAGGTCATGGTCTTGAGGGTTGGGGCTACAGGCTGCG